ATTGCACATCTGATCGGCGACTTGATCGCAGTCCTGCTAATTGTGTGGGTCGGACTGTTTGTCCTGCTGGCGCTGTATTCGGCGAAATCGCAGAATCGGAGCTACAGATAGAAACTCGACCTACAATCCTACTGTAAACATCGGACTAAGATGCAAATGACGTTACACCACATGCCCTAAGGTATGTTGGAAAATACAACCCAGGACTGTAGAATACTAAAAAAGTGTATAATACAACCTAAGAAAGGGTAAGTGTAACAAGTTCTCAGAAAAAATAACTAAAATTCGATAAATCATCAAAAGCAGCGACTTTCTGAGAAAAACGACTTGACTTTCTGTAGGTTCTCCTGTAGGATGTAATCAACCCAATCAACCGAAAGGAGCAAAGACAATGACACTTCGAGAAGCGCGGGAATTGCAGAAAGGTCTGGTAGACGAGGGTATGGCAAGCAACCCCGACGAAGCTGCACATATGCTAGTTGATATGGGCGAAATCGACTCAGACCAACACGCCGAACTTCTGTCAGATGCCGAATGCGAGAGAATCTACGGTTAGCTGACTTGACACGAGCTTATCAATTCGGTAAGCTCCTACCAAGTCATCGAAACCAGCGAAAGGAGGTGTAATCCACAATGTCGTATTTCATCGAGCTTGAGCCGGATGAGATTACTGAGATCATGTCCGAGGGAAAGCTGACTGGTGTGTACGCTGCTGCGCTCCGCGAGTTTTCGGAGTCCGGTCGGCAGAATGCCGTCATTTCTCTGACTGAGGGCGTTTTCAAGGGTAAGACTGCTGCCACGGTTCGGCAGAGTTTTCTCCAGAACGCTAGCAAGATGAAGCTTGACATTACCGTCACCGCGCGTGAGCACAAGAATGACAAGGGTGAGGTCGTGAAGGGCTTTGTCGTGCTGTCTCAGGATGGTGCAGTCTCGGCCTAAAACTGAGGGTGGGGAGAAAACAGCAACACGAATCCCCGCCCTGAGTTTTAACCGAAAGGAGTGAGTGATGGAAACCAAGTTTATCGTCAGAAAGCGTTGGTTCGATGAAACGTGGAACGTGGAAGAAATCGAACTGACGCTAGAGGATTACCTACTCGCGGGTCAAGTTGCGAGTGGTGAAGCAAAAGCACTCGATAAGGTTTACGGGGATACCGCGCAATGGACGGTTGATCTAGTAAATCCGAAGGGTGGGAGTTACTACCAATTCTTTCACGGAAGGACTGAGTGAAGATGGAAAGGCAACTTGCACTAAGAGAAGATGGTGACACAGAGATTGCGATTTACTGGAACGATCAGAACGATACCGTAACACTGTATGTGACAGATCCGCAGGGTTATCAGTTCCAGGAGATTCCGAAAGATCAGGCACTTGAGGCATACGAACATCCGTATGTATATCTCTAGCTTGCCTGAGATTACAGGAGCAATTGCATAATAGGTGGAGCGTGAAGGAACATCACCGCGCCCGGTACGATACAGGGCACTTTCAAACCCTAGTGATGGGAGCCGTACAGAGAGTGTACGGATTTGCCTGAATTGTGCCGTCCTGTAATCTCAGGGAGGTTTGAGAAAATGGATGTTGAGACACTTGACAAGATCACGAACCTAGCTAATACTCTGCTAAAGGATCACAACCTAGAGGGTTGGAGATTCAAGTGGGGTAACTCGAAACGCAGGCTAGGGATGTGTTCATTTAAGGAAAAGACAATCGAGGTATCGCTATGGTATGTAGGTTCCACATCAGACGAGGAACTAGAGGATACTGTGAGACACGAAATAGCTCACGCAGTTGTAGGTTCCGGACACGGACACGATTACGTCTGGAAACGTGCAGCTATTCAGCTAGGTGCAAGACCTCAGAGTTGCGCGCCGGATCACGTTCAATCGGCAGCACAACCTAACTACATCATCGAGTGCTCCAATTGTAAGAAACGATGGGAAAGATTTAGATTGCGAAAGGAACTAAGACGGGAGGGAGTGAAGTCGTCATGCTGTCGCGCACCATTGACTTTCTACAGAGTGAAGAGAGGCTAGAGTACCTCATCGACAAAGTGATGGGTCAGTGTGCAGACTGCAAGCAAGATTGCAAGAAAGCACATCCCTCACATACAGTAGCGTGTGACTGTTGCAAGTGGATGGAGGAACACAAGGAAGAGGTATTCGTAACGTGGAGGGAGTTGGTATAAGATGGATGAGCCCGTTCGTTGTTTGGAAGAGGGACCGGATTGCGTAGGTGAGGTAGAATACCACATCAATCCGGATAGGGATGATTTCAAGGCATTCCCGCGATGTGAGTACCATCAGTCAAAGAGACTGGAAAGCGCAGAAAAGACAATGGAACTACTGAGCGATGCTCGACCTAGTTGGTTTGATCCGTCATACGCGGGAGAAAGGTGGGACGAAGATGATCCGGGGTACTAACGTCAAGATTCAACTGAGAGACGTGAAGCAGCCACCGTACTCAGTGATTGGAGAGTACGAGGGAACAACACAACTTCACGAACGCGGTCAAGTCTATGTGATCGTGAAAGGTACGATCGGTGAGAGTATGGACAAACTCATCCATGTACCGGAAAACTTGATTCACGAGATTGTCGTCTAACAGGGAGGGAATCATGCCTGTGGGGTTGGGTGAAGAGTACGAGTTCTCAAGTGAGATTGAATTTTTGAGGAGCAAGATTTCATATCTCACTGGATTCTGCACGTTGCACTACATGGTTACGGAGAGTGATCCAAGTTTCCAGTACCGTCAGAAGCTTGAGACTCTGATGAATGAGGTAAATAGTGAGTTTACCAAGCTATTCCCACTAGGAGGGAACAATGGGTGATTTCAACATGCCGCCCGGAGTTAGTGTAAATGACATTCCAGGCAATCGTCCCGAGGATGTAGAGGAAGATGCATTTTGGGAGGCTCTCGATGTAAGGATGAGGGAGAAGCATCCTGAGTCTGCTGGAAAGATTGATGAGTTGTGGGAAACGCACGAACAAATGTTTATTGACATTGCACTAGAGATTCGGGAGCTTGCGTACCATCGAGGATTCAATGAGGGCAAGCTTGAGGCTGACCTCGAAAGAATGGAGAGGGAAGATGAGCGCGGATAACGGATACATCCTGTGTCAGTGTGAAGATACCGGAAAGTACGGACTCTTCTACTACAATGCAAGTGTGGACTATCCTCCGAGTCACTACATCGAGAAGAATGCAATGGCTCTTTGGACACATCCGATTACTGCGATCATCGAGGGACACGAGGTTGCCAACAAGGAATGCACTGAGTATGGATTGCACATTCATGCAAGTGTCGTGAATCATGCGAAAGTCAGGTGGGCACACGTCAAGGAACTAATCGTGAAAGGACTGGAATAATGACGACTCTCAGAGACGTGACTAAAGATCAGATCATCGACGTTGCAGTTGAAACTGAGGATAGATTCCCTGACCTCAAGAATCACGAACTGTTCGATTTGGTCAGTGATTGCATCGGGCGAGAACTGACAGATATCGAGTGGCGCATGGTTCTCGTGGCTTACGAGGCCGGCGGGGTTTGTGCAAAGAACTCGGTTTGGTACAAGTGGCTAGCTTGACAAGAGAGGCGCAATCTGATAGACTCCGATGGAATCGGCGCGGAGGTAGCGAATCGAAATTTAGCAATGGCTAGCTTGCCGCAGATACTCTCTTAGATATAAAAAAGAATGACAAAGTATAGAAGCTGGCCCTTCTATACTCAAATCATTCGCCCCGGTCAGTGGGGAACCCGCAAATGCCCAAAGAGGCGCGGTCGGAGAGTATCTGCGGGAGGCTAGTTTTGTAAGGGGACACTTACCTCATAGTCTTAGTCCCAAGATTCCATTCTATGAGGAATAAATACGGGAGTGAGGAAAGGAGGCGAGAATGACACCGCCGTACACTTTGTATGTGAATGAGGAAAGAACGGTCAAGGTTGAAGATTGGCCGGATCAGATTGACCGCATTCATGTTGCAGTAAGAGAGCATCCCGATGATATGTGGGGTCCTCCTATTGCATGCGATAAGGAGGATATGAGTGCTTACTATCCTGACAAATAATCAACCGCGTGAGCTAGTCTGTTACTTCGATGTACCGAAGGAAAAGAGAAGTGACTTCGACTACATCGAAGAGAATGACAGGTATACTGCACGTCTAGCACCATACAAGGGTGAGTTCTATGACGTGGACGATTGTGAGCCAGTCGGGAATATTGAGCATTTCAATGACTGGCATGGTTACTTCTCAGAGACGTTCTTCTCAGGTGTGTTGTTCAGATACGTTCCTGATACTGACTACGAAGAGGTAGTCATGGGGAGGTACTACAGCTAATGGATTTCACAGATAGTGATAGTAGGCAGATGCTTCATCTTCTGCATAGATACTGTGAAGAGTTCTGGCCTGATATTCCTGTCACGATTCCTGCACTTGCTGAGGATCTAGCAATGTCTCTCGATGAGACGAGTGATGAGGATGATCGGGCATATAGGGAGATTGAGCAGCTATGCCGCTGAATACTGAAATCGTTAGAGACGGTGAAGCTCTGCAACTCAGGTGGGATTACACTACACTGAGTTGTATGATGACAGCAGCATGCATCGAGTCTCTACCAGGAGTAGAGTACAACGATGGTAAGACTTACGGCGGACTTGAGGGAACAGGAAAGTTTGTAGACTTCTCATGGTTTCCTATCTACTACATGAGTCCGGCACCAATCTTGATTGAGAAGGGTGTTCAGACTCTCAAGCGCGATCATTCATTCCTAATCAACGAAAACGGAGAGACACTAGATTTCGAGGCCGGCGATATTCTCCATGCATACAGGACAATGAAGTAAGGAGGGATGATGTTCATTGTGAGTAGGCAAAACGGGTTCTATGACACGGAGCTAAGAATCGAAATCGCCACAGGGCGCGATGAGATTAGTCCTGGCATGCTCGTTCCGAACTATGACGAAGAGGGAGAGTACGATACTGCTACTGAGGCAGTACACGCAGCAATGGCGCTTAGAGACAATCACTACCCCGATGAGACTAAGCCAGAGATTACAGTTTCTAGTGCCGCTAGCATCGGACTCTATCCGACGAGTGATGATGGATGGTTCGATGACAAGTTGCATGAGTGGGCAGAGAAGCGAGACTTGCGCGATAGCGAGGAAGCGGTGTACTTCGATGAGTAAGTTCTCATCACAACACTACAACGCGATTGCCAAAGACATTCGTGAAGAAATGGCAAAGACAGTTGAGATTCTGCGCGCTAGATCAGGAGTATCTGAAAAGGCAGCGAGGGATCAGGCTATGTCTGCAATGACAGCTTTGTGTAACATGGCACTTCGACTAGCTAGGAGGTTTGTATCAGATAATCCAGAGTTTGACCCAATACTATTTCTCGACCGATGCTCACCTAATCAAGACTTGTATCCATTGAGTGAGTTGTGGGAAGAGGATGAGGAGTCCAGAGTAATCCAAGTGGAGGGATAATGCTAGGTTGGCTAGTAGTAGCCTATATCGTAATCCTGCTAATTTTTGGGACTCACTAATGACAGACCTAGTAGACAAAGCAAAGAGAGCACTTGAGAGGCCGGAGTATTTCGCATACTACGGTGATTTGCATGAAGCTGATGGTTGGGGCAGAACGGGACTAGGACAGCACCGTGATGCAGATGAGTTGACTCGCAGCAATTGGGAGGTTATCTCCAAAGACCTGCTAGAGCGGTTTCCTGATGACTTCCAAGCAGAGTCCTACAATCATTGGGCTGTGGGTTGGACGGAAGAGTTGAGAGTCAGAGTTATCAAGGAAGAGGTAGCTGCTGAGCTTGACGGGAATTTCACAGACCTTGAGGAAGAGGATCTAACTGAGGCATTCAAGGCTTGTATCGAATGGGCTGAGAAGCTTGCAGATTATCCGGTTGCTGACGAGGAACACTTCTCTAGGCTAGAACACGAAGAATTGATGGAGTATCTGCATAATGAGGTTTACTCCGAATGGGACAGACAGCGCGATGACGCTGATCCTCCGGATGATCTAGAGGAAAAGGTAGCGCGCAAACTCTTCGACAATTACTCAGTCAGTCGAGTCGATGATATTCAGCACAAGGATCTAATCCAGTGCATCAACGAGATTGCGGAGGAACCGTATGCGAAGAACAATCTGTAGAGGTTGCGGAGCAACAGTTGAGTCAGATAAGGTGAAGGGTAGTAATCTACATCTTGTCACTCTGACTGTACACGCGCACGATACTAGAGAATGGGTACAACGTACACGAAATGGAGACACAAGCTACGCTGAGGATCTGTGCGATGATTGTATTGGACGCATCCTACACAACTACTTCGGTGTTCCTGCTGAGGGACAGCTAGAAACGCCGGCATTCATCCAATGACTCTCGGTGAAGCGATAGAATCAATGGAGGCGCTACTTGACTGGTACTACGAAGGTCAAGATGATCCGCCTACACCGGGTTGGCAGAAGGATGTAGATATTCTTGAGTTCTCATTGGAGCTACTCAAGAGACTGCGTAAGCAGATGATGGATCTTGCTACATCTAGCAATATGACAGCAGATCATACAACCAAGGAAGTCTACGCAATATTGAAGGAGTTGATTCCGAATGGCAGTTAGCATCACGGATGCAAGCACTGTATGTCTGTACGATACTGTCACTGGTCACTCGTTTGGCCCGACATTTAATGGTATCGACGAAGCTCGAGATTTCCTAATTTGGTTGGATGACAACGGACGTGATGAGAACAAGGTATTCAACTACGGACACGATGTTCTCATTATCAAGAGCGATCCTCGGATTTACAGAGAGGGCGAGTTGATCGAACTGGTCAAGATGTTCAGGGAGGAACAGGAGAATGCCAACTAGGATTCTTGAGAGAAACTTTCCCATTCCTCTCAACTTTCAGGAAAAGCAGGAAGAGGTAGAAGAGGATACCGAAGGACAAATCCTACCACCGGGAGAATATATCTGCATGATTGAAGATGTAGAGCGGAGGATGGGAATGTCCGGGCCTTACCTCGCATTCAAACTGTATGGACTAGAACAAGAAGAGGGAATGAGACTTTGGTTTGTAGTTTCACTCAAGCCTGACGCCTTGTGGAAGATACAGGAGACAATCGAGGCTGTTACGGGAATCAAGGTAGAGGGTGCAATTACATGGATTCCCGAGCAATGGATTGGAAAGCACTGTACTGCCGTTGTGATGCATGAATACTACAGAGACAAGGCTATGGTGGTGGTAAAGGAGCTAAAGCGATGAGTACCTACGATCCCACAGGATGCATCCTTGACGGTGCAATTCCCAGGACTGAGGCAACTCGGGTAGCTGACTTGCTTACTTACAATGTCGTGCTATTCGATCACTTCGGTACGACTCCTGCAACCTACCATAAGCATTGGGATTTGGTTGCAGAGAAAACGATGCACGATGATGACTACGAGCATTGGTCAGAGTTGGAAGAGGATGTGATTGAACTGATTAATGAGACTCTTCCAGATGAATACTACTGCGGACTACATCCTGATGATCCTGGGACAGTCTGCGTTTGGTTGAGAGATGACGAAGAGACTGATTAGGGACGATGACCTACGGTTCCTAGCTAAGCTGTTTTGGTTCATCGGATTCATCATGGGAGTGTTGGCACTTGCGCTAGTACAATGGTTGGAGGGAGCATTCTAGTGGGACGAGCAATTAGTTGGTTTCTAACGTTCTGTGTACTTGTCTGGTTTTGGGCAGCACTCAAGTTTGGATGGAAGTAATGCATTGGCTAGTTAGATGGAGAATACCTAAGAGATTGTGGGCTGTGAGTTGGCGACACTTGACAGAGGATTCCTCTTGGTGGAGTGAAGAGACAATCTCAGCCGACAGCGCAGAAGAGGCAGCTATGAAGTTGCTAAGTCGCGTTAAGGTGGAATCGCATACAAGAATCGGTGAACGCTACATTCTCTGTCGCGTACATAAGATCGAAGAAGATTACGAAGAATTCAAAGTACGCAATGCAGTAGAAGTGGAGGAAACATGAGTGATACATGGCAAGAGGAACGAGCAAAGTTTTGGGAAGAGTACGGAGACGAGCTTTACGAGGATAAGAACGCTCCGCAAGAGCCGGTCTTTGTGTACACGGTCTATCAGATTAGGCCAAACGATAGAGTGCTGATGGAGAATCCGACTAGCTTTATGCCATTCTCGCTTTATGTGGGAGTGCGTGAGGACGGACTTATTGAAATGCAGAACTCAACTTACTGGTTCGGTAAGAAATGGCCCGATATGTCGTGGGATGAGAAGCGTGAGGTTTACGACTTCCTGACAGAGTGGGAGTACGCAGAGTGGAAGCAGATCGGCCCGGAAGATAGCGAGTTGTTCGCAATGGAGAAGTTGGTAGGAAAGGAAGAGTTCGAGAAGATTCATAGTTGGTGGCATCGTGGGTGACGCAGCCGAAGATGCAGAGAGGCGCGCAGAATGGGAGAAAGAGCATGAAGGTGTAGAAGAAACACCAACATTCAAGGTTATCCGTTTCAACTTCGATGCAGAGAACGAAGTAGTTGAGACAGGGCTCACTTTGGAGGAAGCGCAGGAATACTGTCAGAGGGAGGATACTAGTGGAGACGGGTGGTTCTGCGGATACACCACTGAATGACGAGAACCGGATGCGTCTTGAGGAAGTACAAGAGTGGTTGCAGAAAGGGATGAGTCCTACCGATGCAGGATTTGGACTAGTCTTTCAGGCTTGTGCAAAAGGTGGACTCGGATTTGATAGACTCATCAATGTTGCAACTACTATCGGTATCCTCAAGATCGGAGAGGAATTGGAGCTAATGAGGAAGAATATGGATAAGATCATGCGAGCGCCAAGATGAGTAGACACGATCGAATCCGGCAGAAGCTAATCAAGTTTGAAAAGCTTGGCATCATTGTAGACTCATACGTTCAGAGTATGATGCCCGGTAAGCGTTGGCACATCATCCCTTACGGGTACAGTGAGCGCGCTTACACTACTTCGCAGATTGAGGATTTCATCCTCGGAGTGGAGACAGCACTGAATTGGAAGGATCATCAGCCCTCGATGTTGGAGCAGACAAATGCCTAAGGTCATGTTCGGCATTGAAGAGTACGAAGTCGATGATGGTCTATATCGACAGTTTCTTGAGGATGTGCTAGTCAACGACTTTGATGTAGATGAGGGAATAGATATGGCTTGCGATACTGATAAAGAATTGAGGTCTTTGAGCGACTATATCAAATACAGGCTTATCGAGGTAGATCCCGGTTACGGGCCTGAAATGCCTAGAGAGGGGTGATACGGCGTACACAACAATCCTCGTAATACTGCGGCATAACTGTTAGGAGAGAACCAAGTGAAGAAGCTATGTTTGATTTTGCTTCTCATCACCGCAGCTTGGTATGCAGGAACCGCACAAGCGATTACTGACTATCCAGCAGACTGCGACACGGTTTGCATGAATAAGTATTATGCAAACCAGCCATACTCACCACTTCCTGATACGGGAGACTTGCTTGATTACAAGTCTCTTGATGGTACTAGCAGGTGTTATCACAGCACTAAGTATTCAGGACGCGGTGTGCTTCACGAAGGTCGCCGTTATTCCCTGTATGTACGCTGGTGTGTGGTAAACAACAGTCGCATCACAAGTTGGGGATACGGACTACAGTACACATCTGGAACGGCGTGTCACTTGTCAAGTTACGATACGCCGTATATCTACCAGGGTGCATTGCAAACATCGGCAATCTATGTCACAAGTCGAGCACATTTCGCATGTGATGTAGGATTCCCATATTCTCCACTTACTGTGCATCCGGACTGTTGGCTAAAGGTACGGTACGGATCACTTGGAGGATCATCGGTACAGTCAAAGGGATGTGATTGGGTTTGACAGCTAGAAACATCATCCTTGGAATTGTACTTCTAATCGTAGTGACCGCTTTGATTTCACTTCTGTTCCTAGGAGTGGGAAGCGGGTAAGACCAAGGGTGGAGTTGGGTCAAACCGCTCCACCCTACTTGTCTAACGGGAGGGAGCATGAGACAAACGTTTACTCTACGCCGAACGAGAGACGGAGTGGTTACGTTCAAGTACGGCAGATATGTAGAGTCATTCGATGTTGAGATGCTTGGTGCATACGAGACATACGAAAGGATCAGGTATGCAGCTATCACGGCTGGACTGTCATTGAATGATGAAACAATGGCAGAACTACTACGAGAAGCGAAAGGATTGCTAGATGACTGACGAGGATCGCTACTACGTTCTGCGTAAGACCTGGAATCAGTGGAGTCCGGGTACTCGCGTGGATTACATCGAAGATGCCGAGACTGACAAGAAGGGAAACGTACTCTCGGCACTTGTAAGAATTCGTGGAGAGCAGCAAGTCGTACCATTCGATCATCTTGTCCTGCGTCGGGCACGATCTTCTTCTACGGTTGTGATGAATCGTATGCTTGACAACGATGAGTGAATATGATATGGTAGTCGCTATGGTAAGAGAGATCATCTTACACAACGGTATGATCGCGTTGTGTGATGAAGATGATTTCCCGGTAATTTCTCGATTCAATTGGACAGCCTGTGAATCGGGACAAGAGGGAAGTGGCGAGTGGTATGCTCGTTGCAGAATTGGTAACTCACTAGTTGGGATGCATACACTAGTTCTTGGTACGAATCCCTCTGGCTATGAAGCGGATCATATCAATGGCAACGGGTTGGATAATCGCAAGACCAACCTACGATTCGTGACTCGTCTCGGCAATTTGTACAATCGAGGCAAGAAGGTACAGGCTACATCTAGATACAAAGGAGTGCATCGTAATCGAGAAGGAAAGTGGATAGCGGTACTCATCCACAATTATGAGCGTCACTACATCGGAGCATTCGATGATGAAGTGGAGGCAGCAAAAGCATGGGACAGGAAAGCGAGAGAGTTGAGGGGCGAACAGGCTCGACTCAACTTTGCATAAGATGGTAACTATTACAGCAGATCAATTCAAGGCATTGCACAAGCTTTTGACAAAGGTAGGGATCGAGACGTTCGTACTTCAAATGGACGGAAACGATAACTTGTATGTGGAGGCGTACAAGGGAGATACAAGAGCGAGGGTAACTATCAACTCTTACGGGAGGCCGGTGCAAAATGAGGTTGACGCGGCCAGCGGTTAACATTTTCGAGAGTGAGGTAAGAAAGCTAGAATCCTCACTTCCCGATCTATACAAGGCAATTGATGGTTGGGTTGCTAAGCAAGAGGAACGGGATAGTTGGGGATCAGTAGATCCCTACTGGCTTGGAATTGCAAGAGACAACATCGAAAGAGCAATCACGAAGTTTCACGATGATATCTCAGCTCTCTACGATTTGATGGGGGATCGTGGTCTAGTGGAGAGGGAGCTAATTTGAGCGCGCAACAAAACCTGCATTTCCTCAATCCTCTCGAAGAGTTGGAATTGAAGGATGCCGTTGATGCTAAGAAAAAGAAGGTAGTCCTAGGAGGGAGGGAATTCACCATTAGATACGAGGGCTCAGAAGTTTTCGTTCAGATCAAAGAAGGCATGGTGCCCTGTGGCTGGTTCGATATCGACAGGATCGGAGAGTTTGGCGAATGATCCACAAAGTCACAGTTGAGACGGCAATCGGGATGGGTATGACGATTCATCAATCTTTTGAATCAATCGTAGACAATGAGGAAGAGGCCGAGAAGTTTGGAGAAGAGGCAAATCACATCTTTACTGGCTTTATGAACGGTTGGGGTGTAGGAGCAGATGACTCCAACTGAGGGAGGAATGAGAGAACTATCGGATGCGGAACTCTCGGACCTGCTTTCATCGCAACCGAAGAAATCCAAGACACGCGAGAGTCAGTATCTAAATGACCCAAAGACTGGAAAGCCTACGAAAGTCAAGTACAGCTTTGAAGATCGTACTTACGCAGGATGGTTCAAGTTGCCTCATACCTATGCTGAATGTGAGATAGCTTCTCACGACGAAACCCACAGCAGGGGCGCACTATGTACAGTCCTGCCAGATAATAGGCATTGTTGTAGAAGGTGCTATCTTGATAGAAAGGATAGTGAGTGAGATTCGCAACGCTGTTTAAGCATTCTGAATCTTTCTACCAAGAGCTAGAGAAGAATGCGAAGGTGGAAAAGATAAAGGGAGTGAAGGTAAAAGCGTTTCGTGGCTCAATCACGTCAATCTATCGTGACTTAGGATTATCGTATACCTATTACGGTGATATCCGACGTGCGCTAGAACGATCGGGCTGCATCGCACCCTTACAGCGTGGCACTTCTACACAAGAGTCCGTAATCGTCCTGCACCATCCTCCGGACAGGGAAGCATGGGAGAGCGAGTCTGACGACTTGACAGCGCCGTTGGAGGATGCTATGCTCCGTCAGGAGTTGGACGATATCAAATCTCAGTTAGGAGGGATGAATATTGTAGATGCTTTTACGGATGTTCAGGGGCAATTGGATGAATTGTCCAGAAGGGTAAGGCAACTGGAGGGAGATAGTAAGTAATGGCAAGGCCAAGGAATTCAACTCAGGAGGGAACAACTACGATGGGTGTTGTGTTTACTGATATCGACGATGATGCACTTGCAGCACTTCTTGCAGGTTCGCGGACTCATGGTAACTATGACAAGGCACTGGAAGAGTTCATTGCTAGTGGGAAGCGTGCTGTACAGGTTCCGCTGGATGATGGACTTTTCAATGAGAAGAAGCCGTCTAGTGTTAAGACTGGTTTCGAGGGTGCGAAGAAGCGTGCAGAGAAGGAAGGTTCTGGACGTGACGAGGATTACATCGCGTCGGCTAAGGCTGTGCAGGTAATCAACCGCGACGACAAGATTTTCCTCGTTCGTCAGGCGTAGGTTTAAAACTTGGAGATAGTAGTGTCGCCCGAAATTAAATATCGCGTAGCAAGCGAGGCGACACTACGGCTCCATAGAAAGGGATCAGTCATGGTAATTGAAAACACACAACTGATCTGTTGGTGTTGCCGGGTTCCGTTCATTGAGCGGAATTCCGAGACTGATCCCTTCCCGGCAGAACTTCGGGAATACTGCGAATTTTGCGCGGAGGCAGGCTGTAACTGCAATCCTGACGTTTGCCCGAATTCACTAATTCGCTGGTAATATTCAGGACTTGACAAGACGGGCGGATTTTGCTAGTGTCCTGCTCGTTGCCTCACTCCCGTAAGAGCAACAGGGGATAAGGGCGGGTTCCTCCACTTCCCGCCTTTATCCCCATCTTAACGAGTTAGGGGGAATTCGTTGATTGAGCAGGTTTTCGAGACAGGCGAGATTCGCTACGAAACCTGCTCAGCGAGCGAACATCCCTTTACCGCTCGCAGACTGCTAAGACGAGGGGAGTCCCTAGGCCACATAAGGACTCCCCTCGGATTCTGTAATCTAACGGGAGGTACATATTCTACGCCTAGCTGCGATACTAAGCTGCTGCATATTTCTAGCAGCAACGACAAGCACAGCAAAAGCGCAGAGTACGAACAGATTACGGCAAGACATAGCAAGGATGATTCAGAATACTCACTACCGTCAATCGGTAATGGGTATGCGTCCAAGTCTTGTGAAGTACAACTATACACACAAGCTTGGCGGTGGACTGGTACTGATACACAAACGCTGGCAAAGAATAGCAGGCAGGGTTTGGACTCAGTATACACATCCTCCACACAAATCAGGATGGTTGTGTATCCATCGGTACGAGGGAAGATGGACAGACGGAGGCGATCCCTATTGGGGCGGTTTGCAAATGGACAGAGGATTTATGTCCACCTATGCTCCAAAGGTATTGCTACGTCGAGGATGGGCAAATAGATGGACTGTGCTTGAACAGATGTGGGTAGCCGAAAGAGCGCATAGAAGTGGTCGAGGTTATTGGCCTTGGCCTAATACTGCGAGATTCTGCGGGCTACTTTAGAAGAGTGTGCGGGCCGAACGTAATGGGTTATCTCATGCAAAGGGCAATTCCCATTACTAATACCATGACCGCACTAAAAAGTTGAGGGCAGCGCCGCACTCCCCCGAGGGTCAAGCTGCCCTCAACATTACATAGGATCGGATGGAGAGCCGATTAGGATTTGATTGAGTGAAATTGTTTGCCCGAATTGCGGAGAGTTTACGGACGTTCTTCTTGAAAAGACTGGATGGTGCAGATCATGCAGTTACTTCGGAACTGGACGTACCTCCATACTTTGTGATGGATGCGGGAAGGAACGATACTCCAATCCATGTAGCTCCTGCAAACAAACAGATTGGCTCAAAAGAAATGCAGATGCCCTCGAACGTTACATCATTGCCGGACTATCGTTCAGAGAGGCTGAGAAGCGGATCAGAGAAGAACAATCGCCCATCTGCGTAAATTGTGGAGACAGAATCAAAGGATCGTCAGATGCATTCTTCTGTACAAAGCGACCGGAATGTAGAAGGGCGAAGAGAATTTACAGGTACAAGAGAGATTACAAGAAACTTTCTATACCTGATGCTTTAACAGCAACGATCAAGCAAGTTACGGGAGAAGATGAACGAGAGCAACTACTGCGAGCTATGTAACACTCTGTCTACGCAGGACAATCCCGTAAAGTGGAATTACGATCTACAGGCATTAGCTTGTAGTGAGTGCGTAGAAGAGTTTTACTCGTTCTCAGACGGGAGTGAGGAAGATGAAGGATCGTAATACGTTCAATCCAAGAAAGAGCTACGCGCAGGATATGCCTCCTTGGGAAAAGAACGGTAAGACTGAAGAGTTGGAGATTAAGCCAGCTACTTCCAGTCTCTTCGTTGAACAGAAGATTGACCACTACGAGCCGGACTGGTTCCAAGTTGAGGATTTGGCACATCTGTATGGACGTAGCTGGTCAGCCAATTGGTCAGAAATGGGTTGCTACAAGACTTCAACCCTCCTGTGGCTGATTAAGGAACGGACGAAAGATATCAAGAATCCCAAGGTTCTCATCATTACGACGAGAACGGGCAAAGGTACATACTTCAAGCTTGCACCGCATCTGTTGCCTGATTGGACTCTGCTGAATATTATGACTCGGCGAGTCAATCTTGTAATTAACGACTTCGAGATTAAGCAGGACTTTCCAGAGCAGATCAATTTTCCGACTCTCTTCGTAACGCACTATGCGGTCTTTTCAGATCGTAAGAAGAAAAAGAAGAAGGGTGAGGAACAGGAGGATCTAGACCAGGAGGAACTGCTTGAGCAGGTAATCAAGGAGTTTGGTACAAAGAAGCAGTTTCAGCGATTGCTTGAGATTGATTGGGACTTCATTGCTCTCGATGAGGCTCACGCAATCAAGGGACGTGGCACAGGATGGACTAAGAACATCCTAAAGCTAAAGAGGCGAAAGACGCAGACTCGTCACATTATGACGGGTACTGGATTCATCAATAAGCCAGATGAGATTTGGCAACCACTAAACTTCCTGAATCATCGTGTATTCTCGTCTTACTGGAAGTTTAGGGAAAGGTACGCTCTTGAGGAAGAGGATTGGTCAGGATACCGTCGTGTTGTTGGAGTCAATCCAGAACACAAGGACGAGTTTAGAAACCTTGTCCGTACAGTCGGCCCTCGCCGCACAAAAGCTGAGGTATTTAAGGATTTGCCTCATCCCATCTTCTCGCCTAAAGAGGTGGAACTTTCACCTACTCAACGTCGTGTATATGATGACCTCGTTGCATACTTGGAATCGCTGGATCAGAAGGGTACGCCGATTTACGCTCCTAACGTATTGTCGGCTCTACAGCGATGCCGTCAGGTTTGCGTGGCGACTCCAGAGGTTGCTGAGGATTACTACGATGAAGAGTTGGAGAAGCGTATCCAGAAGATTCGACTTGTTGAGCCTTCGTCTAAGCTCGACGCTGTTATGGAAATACTTGCAGGGCTTGAATGGGACGAGGAAAGACGGGATCAGGTAGTCGTATTCTCACAGTTCAAAGATCCTCTCGAATTGCTCAAGAAGAGACTTGAGCCTCAGTATGATTCCAAGGGTAGGCTCAGGAGAGAGGGCATTCCATACATCCATTTGGAAGAGAAGGACAATGATCGCGTTCGCTACGAGAAATGGCAAGTGCAGTTCCCGAAGAAGGAACACCAAGTCTTTATGTCAACCCTGCAATTGGGATCAGAGTCAATTGATCTCACTCCGGCAACGACTTGCATCTTCCTCGATAGATCGTGGAGTCCTCTTCACAATGAACAGGGAGTCTCGCGGGTATGGAGGCCGGGTCAGGAACACGTAGCAAACATCATTCATATCAATGCCGCAGATACAACTGACCAGCGTGTACTTGATACCAATAACATGAAGGTCAGTTGGTTCCAGCAAATCTTCGGAGACGAGACAACTGATGATAGCTGAGGCTGTCACAATAATTGCAATTGCATCACATCGGTACATCTGTCCAGAGGATCGTGCTACTCAGCAACAGCTACCGGCTACGAGGTACAACATCCTGCATGGAATCTGCGTCATTAGGGAGGATAGTGGAAAGACCACAATCAGACTTCGATACAGATAGACTAGGACAAAAACTACTGGACTATGCCTATGAATATCGCAAGACACATCCAGCCGCTAAGCTGAGTGAGATTTCAGATGCATATTCTCAGCAACAACAAGCATATTCAGACTGGCTAACTAATCTATCTCAACGGGCTAATGGGAAACACAACGGGTCACGGTCGTTGGGGTAGGTATCGAACAGTAAATGGACAGAGGCAGAAACTCTGTAATGGGCCGCTTCATCCAGAAGAGGGAGCATGGCTTCCATTCAGAAGCTTTTGGACATACAAGAAAGGGCCACGCGCCGATAAGCTTATGTCAAGATGCATCGAATGCCTCAGGTCAGAGAAGGGGCGCGATCCTAAGCTTAGCGGGCTCATTCCTATCTCTCGCGTATGGTGGATATTCATTGAAATCCGCAATCGAATTGGAAAAGCAGAAGCATGCAGACGCCTCGGTGTCTCGCACAATATGTGGATGCGAGCAGAACGAGGCATCTACATCAATATGCGTAGAGAGACAGCGAGAAGGGCAATCCTAGTCTTGCACGAATTGCGCGAAAGCAGCACAGTCCGCCACAGGGACAGCATTCGGCATGGAGCCGCCGCAAGAGGCAAGACTGAGAAAGTCCCGACGAAGCGACTGGACTTGTACAAACCTCATGGAGATACGGATTCCGCATATAAGCGCAAAGAGCGACGTTTGCAACAAGGACAACCCTCTTGACAAAGAAGCCGAAATCTGATAAGGTGTCATTTCGGCCTTACGGGAAAGGGCAGTTGTGAATAAAATCGAACTATCCAGGCTCAAGCCGCCTCCCGGCGTTCCGGACAAATGGGATATCCTCCCGATTCATACGTCCGATAGAGCGTCCTTCAAAAGATGCAGACGCAGGTGGGAGTGGAGTAGTCCACTTCGGATGAACCTGATGCCCGACGCGGAGTATTCAGGGGTTAACATGAATCTTTGGTACGGGACGGGCATCCATTGGTGCCTCGCAAACTTCTACGATCCCTTCCTTTCGCGCGATCCAGTGGAATCATGGAGAACGTGGTATCGCTTGCAATGGGAGGGTGGCGAGGTTTCTGCCGATGAGCTAAAGATGTTCTATGATGAGCGTCCTGAGCAAGCCGGCGAAACCTACAAGGTTCGAGGTTTGCGAGATATCCACCCTGACCCCGATCCCGAAGAATTCGAGGAATTCCTAGCTCTCGGTGTAGGGATGATGGAGTTCTATAAAGAGTATGCTCTGCTGTTCGATGACTTCACTGTAATTCAGCCAGAGCATACATTCTCGATTCCTCTTGGATTTGAGTGCATTGATCCGAGGGACGGAGAAATGAAAGAAGTCCATTATCGAGGGACACAGGACGCAATCTTGCAGCATAACACATCCGGTCGATATGGCATCCTTGAACACAAGACTGCGATTCGCATTGATGAGGCGTATCATCGCAAGCTTGAGAAGGATGAGCAATGCACCGGATATATGTGGGCCGCTGAGCGCGAAGCTGAGATTCACGATCTTGAGTACAAAAAGATCGACTTCGTGATTTACAACGCTCTGCGTAAAGCGTATCCAAAGCCTCCGACTCCACTAAAGAATGGACTCTTCTCAGTTGATAGACAGAAGGAGTCTACGACATATCCTCTGCTGATGGAATACATTGAGGAAAAGGGCATTGGTCCAATTGTCGAGAGTGATGAGAGGCTCAAGAACTACATCGAATATGTCAAGAATCAGGGTTATGAGCAATTCATCATTCGTACCCTGGTTACTCGCAATCGTGCAGAGATTGAGTCCTGTGGAGATAGGATCAAGATGGAAGCTTCTGATATGCTTGGTATCTACTGGAAGGATCAGTCAGTACCTCTCGCACTTCCGGGTATGCCGATGATTTACCCAAACCCCACAGGGGACTTCATTTGTACTACATGCTCATTCAGAGGCCCATGCATTGCAAGGGATGACGGCTCTGATTGGGAACAGATGATTGAGGATAACTACGTTGTCAATCCGACACGGTGAAAAGCCGCCTACTAACACTCTTGCTGCGAATCCTACAGAAGCTAGGATTCAAGTCTATGGAGGATTCGTGAGTGCTATAGAATTCGAGGAATGGACGGCTCCATTCGTGCATGAGGATGTTGTGATTGAGGATGTGCTTTGGGTGAGAGCTACCAAAGGAGACGAGCAATACACAACTCCTGTCTTTGAAGCTGACGATCGAAAGATTGCAGATGCCAAGATGCTACTGATTAGGAAATTCGACAGTGTTTGACGATATCGAAGAGAGCATGGGACAGGAAGTAATCCCATACATACGAGTCAGACAGTTCCTTAACGCTGCTCCTAGTCTTTCAGGACTAGGCTACGGTTCCCCGATGCACAAGAGATTGCATGAAATTGTGGACAAGGCTGAGAAGTACGATGAAATCCAGAGAATTACACAAGAGGATAGTCTTGCTAGTGACGGCCTTGAAATGATCCAGAGTGCGATGCGAATGAAGAATATTGACTGGTGATGGGTCCACCTAACATCGGAGTACAGGCAATCATCGCTGCTCTTGAGGCTATTGGTGATGAAGCGCGATGTGTCAGTCTCGATGTGCAGATTGTAATGCCATATCCAAGTCCGGCAGAGTCATGGCTGAAAGAGCCAGAAGTGGAGGTTGGAGTGAGATTTATCGTTCCAGCAAAAGTAGCTGCAAGACACGGATTTGCAGAACGGAGGGGAATCGAGGCGTGAGTAGCTTCATCGACGTTCCAGATGATCTGATCGAGAATCTTCTCACTCCTACAAAGCAGCCAACGTTCTATGATGAAGAACGTCCAGAGGTTCCACTAGAAATGTGTGAACATTGCGGCGCTTGTGAAGATCCTAAGACTTGCGTATGGGCCGTACAATGCCCTAAGTGCTGTGCGCCTCCTAGAGCGCAATGCACTAACGACAATGGTGGAGTTACGGGACTTCACTCAGAACGACACGAATACGCAAACTCGCCTTGGTGGAGGGAATATCGTGTTCGATGAAGAATTTGAGTACATCGACGTAGCTGGTAGTCCAAGAGCTACTCATAACCATGAGCAGACTCTTGCAAAGGCATTGGACGAATTGCGAGAGGCAGAGGATTTCATGCTTTTCACCGTCAAGAAGTATGGTGATGAGTTTGAGGTTACGGAGACTGGTGTAGTAACTGAACAAGCATTCCTCCCACTAAGCTACAAATTGCATCAAACAGCAGAAGGAATGCTTCACCACTCTCTGCGTAGACAATTCCTCATCATGCTATTTGGAGGGGAGGAAGAGATTGGCAACGACTAAGACTGCATCATCGCTGCGCGAATCAATCGGAGCGCAGTCGGCAGAAGAGGTTTCATCATATCTCGACTTGCTGGTATACGGTGATGCAGGAGTTGGCAAAACCTACCTTTGTGGTACAGCAGCAGACCACGAAGCAACTAGACCCGTTTTGCTAATTGACTGCGAAGGCGGGACTACCACGATTCGTCATCGTCCTGACGTAGATGTAAAACGGATCAGGTCGTTGAAAGAGTTGGAAGAATTGTACGAGCAACTGTTCTTCGATACAACAGGCTACTACAGAACAGTCGCTCTAGATTCTCTGACTGAGCTACAGGACGTAGATATGAAGGCTATCATGGAAGCCGCATATGAGCGTAAACCTGATAAGGTAGACAAGGATGTGCCCTCTCCTAGAGAGTGGGGAATCGGTCGTAATCACATCCGAAAGATAGTTCGTGCATTCCGTGACCTTCCCACTAATTTCATCATGACCGCACTTGCTGATGAAAAGAAGGAAGAAGGTGAGCCTACTAGATATGCTCCTGCTCTCCCTGGAAAGCTGCAAAAGGAAATTCCAGGCTTTATGAATTGTGTTGGTTACATGCAGGCTGATCCAAAGGGCGATGAAATCGTCCGCACTATCCAATTCCAAAAGACAAGGAGGGTGGTGGCAAAGGATAGGTTTGATGTACTTGGTCCGGTGTTGGAGAATCCATCTGTACCGCTGATGATCGAAAAGATCACAGGGTAAAAAGGAGGGAAAGAGTTGCCAGTTCTCGATTTGACGAATTACGAAGATTCAGAGTTTGAGGCACTTGATCCTGGTGTGTACGGTTGTGAAGTCTTTGAGGCAAAGTGGGCAGAGACTAAGGGTGGCGAGGATGCGAAGCTTCCCGCAGGCACACCGATGTTGAAGGTTCAGTTCGTAATTCGACAGCCGGAGGATTTCGACAATCGCCGATTGTTCGGACAGTACGTTGTTCCTCCGAAGAAGGTAGACGGAAAGAAGTACGAGCACTATGAGAAGCTGAATGGAATGATGGTGCGCTTTTTCAAGGCAATCGGCTACACTGAGGAAGAGATCACTTCCGGAGGTTGGGAGCCTGATCTTGAGGATTTCGTAGGTCGTGAGGTTGCTGTGAAGATCAACCGTTACGAGTATCCGAAGGGTTCGGGCGAATACCAAAATTCGGTTGTTGGTGTGAAGCCGATTGGTGAGGCGCAAATCACTTCATCGGCTGGTAGCCTACTCTAATCCGTCAAATAATGTAGGGCGAGCATGGTGCCGAGGGAGAGCCTCGGACGGGATGCTGGATTCCTGATGAAACACTCGCCCTACATTTTTGCCTATAATTACTGTTGCCCAAGGTTACAACAAAACTTAGGTCTGAATTTTTTGAGCATATCTTCGGCATTGCCGAGGGTTACGTCTGTATTGCAACAGCAGATGCTCCGAACAATAAAGCTACTTTCCGACAAAGCTTCTATCAGTGGCCTGCCAACAAAAAGGAACTGTTCGCTTTTATCGAGGAAGTAGCAGGTCGGCGCAAGAATGTATGGTTCTGCGTCAATCTCCTATCAAAGACCGAGCGCAAGAAGAATTGGTGCATTTCGCACAATTTGGTATGGGCAGACCTCGATGCTACTAAGCCCGACCAAATTCAGCCGAAGCCCTCTCTAGTCATTGAATCCTCTCCAAAGCGATACCAAGCCCTGTGGCGCTTGGAGGAAGAAGTAACTCCTGAGATTGCTGAGGATTTCTCTAGACGCCTGGCTTACAAGTATTCGCTGAGTGGTGCGGATATCTCAGGTTGGGACTTGACGCAGCTTTTGCGTGTACCCTGGACGTATAACTACAAGTATGAACAGGAAGATGACTTTGTTCCAGAAGTAAAGGTAATCGACGCAACGGATGATCTGATCCCTCTTGCAGAAATGGAAGCAATTGAGGCTGCTCCCCCTCCTGCTCATGTAGAGGCTGCTGATTACGATGTTCCAGACGTAGAGGAACTAGAAGATCCAAAGCAGATTATTCGCAGATTCCAGCTACAGTTGAAAGATACTGGATTTGCTGACGTATACGCCTTTGAACCATCACTTGATGATGATTGGTCTAAGCTACTTTGGAGGCTAATCAATATCTGTCTAGAAGTAGGCATGACGGAGGTAGAGGCATTCACCATTGCACTATCCTCCAATTGTAACAAGTACGCAAGAGACGGTCGGCCAGTCTCATATCTCTGGCGCGACGTTCAAAAGGCAGCAATCCAGCAAAAGCAGGTTGCCGTCATTTTGGACGAAGATGACCCTCTTGCAATGCCTCAAATAGTCGATGACGGTGAGACGACAGGTACATTCATCGACAAGTACCGCCGATTCGGAGAAGTTGCAACTGATGCAGTTCCGCAGTTCCACGACATTGCGGGATTCATTCTGCTCTCTGGCTTGTTGGCGGGCAACCTAAAACTATCGACTTCCTACGGTACGATGATTCCCAACATTTGGGGGCTAATCATCGGGGAGTCTACTCTTACGCGAAAGACGACTGCCGGTGAAATGGCAATTCGCCTATTGCATGAGATTGATTCATCTGCTATCCTGGCAACCGATGGAACCGTTGAGGGATTGCTTACACGTTTGGCAGATAGACCGGGGAGAGTCAGTCTTTTCTACCGAGACGAGCTTACTGGATTCTTCGACTCGATCAATCGGAAAGACTACCTTGCAGGAATGCCTGAAACGCTTACTCAGCTTTACGACGTTCCTCCCGTATACACGCGGACGCTACGGAAAGAGACAATTACTATCAATGATCCTGTATTCGTGTTCTTTGGTTCAGGAATCAAAGACCGCCTTTATGAGATCCTCAACGACGAATACGTGTATTCAGGCTTTCTGCCTAGATTCCTCATAATCAGTGGTGAGACGGATATGCGAAGGTTGCGTAGGACTGGACCAGCGACTCCCAAATCCTCCGGAATGCGTAACGAGATTCTAAAAGACCTAACTGCCATGCATGATCTATATTGCCAAGAGGCGATAATCAAGGTTGCTGGACAGGAAATCCAACGATCGGTAGATACCGAGGTTGAGTTGACTTCCGAGGCATGGGAGAGATACGGCAACATCGAAATGACGATGGTAGAAGCTGCTCATGGCTCACCACTTGCAGGTCTTGCACTTCCTACATTTGAGCGGCTATCTAGGTCTTGCTTGAAAATGTCAATGCTGCTTGCTGCTTCCCGACAAGAGCCACAGGAAGCGAAAATCGAAGTGACTGAACAGGATGTAGTGAATGCGGCAGGCTACATCCAAGAGTGGGGACAGTACAGTATCGACATTATTCAGAACGTTGGTAAGGGTAAGTCGATTCGCCAGCTTGACAAGGTTCGCCGGCTCATTCAGCGAACGCCTGGAATGCATCGAAGTAACATTCTCCGCATGTTCCACCTGAGCGCAAGAGAAACCGATGAAGTCCTACGAACACTAGTAGATCGCGGGGAAATCGAAATCAAGAAACGAGGAAAGGCAGCAACACTATGGCCGACGACGTAGACAAGAGTGTAGTCCAGTTTCCTCAGAAGAAAGAGGAAACGATGGATGAGAAGATTGCAGCGATTAACGAGAAGTTGAAGCACGAAGTTTCGATGTGGGAACTTGGAGGGATTGATCCGGCGAATATCACAATCAATGCGTTCCTGCAAGACGTTTGGATTTTCGCTCTGCGCGACTTCATGGTAGAGAAGGGTTTGATTGATGAGAAGGAAATGCTCCTTTTCTACAAAGAGCGGCTTCTTGGAAAGTTGCAGGAGTTTAGACCAATGGCACTGAATGCTGTTCAGGAAGCAAAGAAGCAGATCGCAATGAATCCGCTTTTGGGTCCAGATGGACAACCACTCAATTAGTTGGTTTCGCGTAATAACCTACATTGCAGCAGCTTGGTTTCTTATGGCTGCGTGGGTAGGAACGGTCGTAATGGTTAAATGGATCATTGACGCAATCGGCTAAGAATCACCTGTTCAAGTGCTTTGGCTGCGGACACTACAAGTGTCGATGGTATCAGGCGTACTGCGCTTCGTGCAAGGAATTCTACAGAAAGCTGTTCAGTGAGGATTGAATACACATTTCCAGGTACTAAGGTGCCTAATATTGTAATTCCTAAACACAAGGAAGGAGTGCCGCGAAAAGGAGAAAGTGTCCTCTTCATCCAAGATGGTGAAGAGCATGAATACACTGTACATCACGTCATTCATATTTATGATAATAGGGTGAATTCTAACTCAATTCAGATAGTTCTGCGATGAGTATAGCTCCAACCAAAATCCGGCGTAAGCATCCTGACGCGAAATGCGAGGAATGTCCGCTTTATAAAGAACCATGCGCTCCCACAGACGGACCAGCAGATGCGAAGATTGCGGTAGTCTCACGTTCACCCGGCTACTACGAAGGATTGAAAGGAAAGCCTTTTACTGGACTTTCGGGAAAGGTACTAGATCACCTACTCAATATGAATGGGGTGAGGCGTAGAGATGTTCTTGCAACGAATGTGGTCCTATGTCAAAGTGATGCTCCGCCACTCGAAGCAATACGAGCATGTTCTCCGCGTCTACAGCGAGAGCTGGAATATGCAGATACCATTATCGCAGCGGGAAGCGAAGCTGCTAAAGAATTGGCAGGACTTAATAGTCTTACTGGAAGTCGAGGATATCCGCACCGGAGAGTCACAGATAGTGGGCGTACTCAACGAGTCATCATTTCTAACAATCCAGCAGTCGTTCTTCGAGACGACTCAACCTTCCCAAACCTAGTCAAAGATTTCAAACTTGCCATTAATCCGACACCACCAGCTAAGCTGCCAGAAGTGGAGTGGACCAATGATCGTAAACAGGCAGAAAGATGGATTCAGTATCTCGCTAGAGAAAGAGGAATTATCGCAGCCGATATCGAGTCCCGAGGATTGGCTCACTCTGCTGCCTTGGCAAGTATCGCGTTCAGTAGCGGAGGAACAAGAGCGTTTGCACTCGGAGAACAAGTCGTCAGAAATGTCGATTTTCATAGGGATACGCTTAAACCCTTCCTCGAAACCAACGGAATTGATTATCTCTGGCACAACGGTAAGTTCGATGTTAGAAACCTTCGTCACAAAGGAATAAATGCCCGAGTCGATCACGATACCATGCTTCTCTCATATGCGTTGGACGAACGTAGTGATGAGGAACAAGTACACCGTCTCGAATATCTCGTCCAGTCAGAGCTTGCATGGCCCAACTACGAACCTAAGATTGTCCGAGAATGGAAGGCCGCTATTGGGCGTTTTGAGAAGCAACATAAGTGGAAGGAACTAGAGGATGTAGATGTACCGGAGGAACTCTACACATACAACGCTCTCGATGCAGCCGGCACTTCTCTTCTCTACCCCTTGCTACACAAAAGAGCAGATGACGATAGTGTTCTCGTGGTCTACGAAAAACTGCTTCTTGTGGCGAGTGAGGCTCTTACTAGAGTAGAGCTAACACCTAGGTATTTCGATATGGAGAGGGCTGCGGACATTCTTGAGGAAGAAGTGTATCCTCGTCTAGATGAGCTTAAAGTCCAGCTACAGATGAAGGTGGGCGATGCCTCGTATAACCCAAATTCGGCAACCCAAAACGCTAGTCTCGTTTACGATAAGTGGGGTCTTACCCACAATATTTCAAGACGCGGAAAAGAGCGAAGCGTTGATAAGCCAGTTTATACAGAACTTGCAGCAGGCAGGTTTGGAATGCGAGAAATTGACACTGATAGTGAATCAGCCGAACTTGCCGAGGTCATACGTGACGCTCAACAGAGAACCATCATTGAGTGGGCGGGATTACTAGCCGACTACAAAGAACTAGAGAAGCAGAAAGGCACATATCTAGAAGGGATGATTAAACGTGCCGAAGTCAACGGAGGAAAGCTTTACACTGACTTTAAACTTCTCACCTCTACTGGTCGCCTTAGCTCATCGAATCCAAACGTTCAGAATATCACTAGAACTAAAGCCGGACTCCCAAGTATTCGCTCACTATTCATCCCTTCTCCGGGGGGTGTCATTCTCAATGCCGATTACTCCCAGGCAGAAATGCGTGTTATCGCAGCTTTGTCAGGAGATTCAGAACTCGCTAGAATCTATCGAGAACGACTATCTCTGCACCGCATCGTTGCGGCTAGATTCTACGGAGACGAATACACAGGGGAGCAGTATGTAAGAGCAAAGAACATGGACTTTGGTACTGCTTACGGTCAGACGGCTTACACCTTTCAGGAGAAGCATGACATTCCGCAGAGGGAAGGCGAGAAGTTCATTAAATGGTGGTGGCAAGAATTTAGTGGTGTTGCACACTGGCGGGATGAAGTCCACTCAGTCATTCTTAGTAATGGAGAAGTCGTTACGGAATTTGGCAGAAAGCGGCGTTTCCATCTCATCACCAAAGAGAACAAAGATGCCTGCTTACGAGAAGGCTTCAACTTCATTCCGCAATCGACGGCGCACGACTTTACTCTTTGGAGTCTTTGCCAGCTTGTACTGCATGAACTTGATCCGGAGAAAGGTCTGGTAATTCTCGAAGGGCACGATGCGCTGACTCTCGATGTTCGAGAGGATCACGTTGACGAGGTAGCAAAGATTGTCAAACAGGTAATGGACTCTGCTCCAAAAGAGTCTCTAGGTTGGGATTTTCCATTTGAATCTGAAATTCAAGTCGGTCCTAGTTGGGGAGAGGTTGAAGCCTATGAGTTTTGATAGTCGGCCGGACACATATGAGCATATAGCTAAAGTTCGGGGCTATATGCTAATGGCTGCACAAGAGCTTATCGAAAGAGCGCATACTCACGATCAGTCCAAGTTAGAAGATCCAGAGAAAGAATCGTGGGATATTGCAACACCCAAGCTGGCTAGCTTGGAATACGGATCTGACGAATACCGAGCTTCCCTGAGAGATATCAAACCAGCAGTAGAACACCATTACCAAAAGAATAGCCACCATCCAGAGCATTATACTAATGGTATAGATGGAATGACGTTGGTAGATTTATTAGAGATGCTTTGCGATTGGAAAGCCGCCGGTGAGAGGCATGATCCTCCAAATGATATCATAGATTCAATTGAATACAATACAAAACGCTTTCACATTTCAGACCAGCTAGCTCATGTATTGTTCAATACAGCAGAAGATTGGTGGGAGAGACAAGAATGAACTATGAGTCTGTTGAGGGTTGCATCGTTCATTTGTTTCCGAATGTGTATATCCTTTGGCCGCTAGACAATGGCGCAGCACCGAATGTAATTGATGATGAAGCACTCGCAATCGAAAGACCTAGAGTAATTGGCCTAACAGATCGTGATGCGCCTGTGGCGACTTACCACTATGTACCGCATATGCATAGATGGGAACGAGAATTTTGAATCGCGGATTCTCAGTATTACCAGTGTTTATAGCATTTCTGATCTGCCGCGTACTCGGCTTCCTGCTGCCGCTGGCGGGGGAGTTGGCTAGCGCCGCGCAGGGCTGCACCATTGGCCGCGTGGCTCGCAGATACCCCGTCCGCGGCCTACGGGCCACCCGCGACCGGACGCCCTGAGAATGGCTTACAACGCCTTAGCTTCGGTCATTTCTCTAGATCCTGGTGGAACCACCGGATACGCAGTAGGAGAGATATTCAAAGATCCTCCTATGTTGATTGACTATAGCGAGCGTAAGTTTGAAGAATCGGAGCTTTACGAGTTTTTGGAAACGATGGAGCCTACCTATCTTGTCTATGAAGGCTTCGCTTATCGCAATCGTGCTAGAGCAGGACTTGATCTAACTCCGGTACGATTGATCGGTGTGATTCGTATGTACGGAAACCTCCACAGAGAGTGTACTGTCTACGAGCAGCAACCGGGCCAAGGAAAAGGCCACTTTTCCAACGAGCATCTAAAGAGTCTAGGTGTCTACAAAAAGGGGCTAGGACACGGACGCGATGCTTGTAGACACTTGCTTCATTGGTACGCTTATGGAGCAGGATACCAATTTAATCGAACACAAGAGGTTCCTGTCAAGTTAAAGTAAGGGCCACTAGGCTGGAGAGGTTCCTAGTGGCCCTTTTCGCTAGTCGCGCCGGAGGGAGTTGGCCGACTAACCCTTTTGAATATCACCGTCACATTGTCGCGGAGCGAACTGCTTTAGCTGATGATTGATTTCATCCAGAGCGAGTTTCTTATCACTCGGATGATCTTGGTAATAAGCAATACGCCCGACTGCTCGCTTCTGACGTAAGAGCGCCTGAGTGACAGTCTTATTCAAATTGTTGATCCGTACACAGATTTTGATATCTGTGTTTACTGACAGGTGTTTATTGGCTTTGATGAGTCGGCGATTTTGTACAGATAACACAGCCAGTTGCCTTTGATGGTGTTGTATCTCATCAGCCTGATCGCCTACCTCGTTAATCAGAGTTTCCAGTCGGATGAACGAGAAGATAACGACTGCGAGAATGATGATGTAGACCGCAATTAGCGACCAGCGATGCTCTTGTACAAGTTCTTTCACGGCACGTCTCATTTAACGCATACCGCTACAGTGAGAAATGATGTAGGCCATAGTCTCAAATTCCTTACCTCTACATGGAATCCTACGGGACAAGCCGGACCTGCGGGACCTGTTAAACCTCTTGGGCCTTGCGCGCCTTGTGCCCCTCTTGGGCCTGGTTCACCTTTTGGTCCTTGTGCTCCATTCTTACCGGGCGCTCCATTGACACCATTTGTGCCATTTTTCCCTGGTGCTCCAGTAGCTCCCTTTTCACCCTTTGGTCCTCTAGGTCCAGTTTTCCCTTGTAGTCCCTCCTCTTTGAATACCTTGATGATTAGCTGCCGAAGTGTAATCGTTCCACTATTTCCAGTTGCACCTTTCGGACCTTGCTTTCCTTGAGGTCCTGGTGGCCCTTGTCTACCTGGAAGAATTGTAGACTTGATGACTACACCCTTAGCGATTTTCTTGCATTGTCTTGGCGTCTTTCCAAAACTCCTACAGAGAGTGTAGGTAGCTCTGCGTAGCTGATTGTCTTGGCGAATCTGAATGAGTAGGTTAGCCCTCTGCAACTCGTTCTGACGACGAATCAACTGCGCGTTTCGTTTATCCCCTATCTTTCGATTTTCCGCTTCGTGCCTTGAAGCGTTCTCTGCTCTCCAAACAGCGAACGTGCAGGCGAGTACAAGTACAGCGTAGGAGATTACTACCTTAGTGCCCATTAACAAATAGCACCCCGAACATGGTGAGATACCAACAGGTGTACAAACTTAGCACGACAGGGCATTTGTGATTTACGATCCATTCTTTACAGCTTTGTAGACTGCGTTCATACCCATCATGCCAGCCGCCAGGATCAGGAGACTTGGACGATCCAGCCTTTCTTCCACCGTTTCGTAGATTGCGATTCCTAGTCCTGCGACTTGAACGATGCGAGGCCAGTAGGTATCCCACTTAAAATCCCTCCTAGACTTCTGCGAAGTCATAGTTACCCCTGGTCATGGCCTTTGTTAGAATCTCCACCCTAAACGGTAGTACCTTCGGGCAAGAGTAATAACCATGCCTTTGGGGTAGTATCCACCTTTATGAACAGGCCAACAATCAACGTGTCCGCCTGAGACGCCATAGAACTTCGTTACCTCATAATGAGTGGTCACTCCCGGTTTTGAAACATCCCCTGGATTGTCTACAATTCCCTTAATTCCCCAATCATGGGCGCGAGCAACACAAGCAATGAGCTTAGCTGTAGCGTTAATCTCCTTGTCCATATGGAGCCACGCTTTAGCCCTTGCAGCCATTGACTTGTAATCGAGCATGACTCTGGAAATCTGCTCGATTCCCATGTAGTTCGTATTTGCTGGATGATTGTTCGATGCTGTATGCCAGAAGATCGCTCTACCTAGATTGTAGGCCCAGGCAATATTTCCGTCGTTATCGGTGATACCGTGAATTCCGTAATCCTTAGCATCTAGGTATTCGGAAGTCTGCTTGATATCCTTCCAGCCTGGATACTGCGGAGAGACAGTTTCGTGCAGTACAACACCGATTTTGTCGTGATATCCATGAACATTGTCTCGCTGCTCATCTGCAATGTTCAGGTAATCTAGCCTTCTCAACTTCCCTCCTTTCTATGGTGCGACTACCAATATTGGCTCGGACTCTAGATGGTAGAATCCTACTCTACCATAGTTGAATGAGAAAATCTCCCATTTGTTTTGATTTGCTCCCCATGCAGCATCAGCAGCAAAACCTATGAAGTAGATGTTCGTGTCCTGATAGAAAGAAAAGTTATGCTGCGAGGCGATACCAAACGGAAACGTGAAATTGTCGATATACGCCTCAGTCCAATCATTCTCTGCAAATCCGTACTCATACATCCATGTGTTGCCTGAATTAGCTGGCAACCAAACCTCGCGACCCGCAACGTACTTAGCTTGTGGCATCGTGTTCGTATCACCGATTCCACCAGGCAAAATTGAAAGAACTGTATCACCCTCGAAAGCCTCTGGCGGCGCAGTAAAATCTGCCAAGATACGATTGATGAATACTTCGCTACTTCCGTGTGATCCCCAAATGTATCTCCAATCCTCTCCATCTTGAGTAAATACGTCACTTACTGAAATATAATACGGCTTGAAAGCAGGATCGGTTGGAGGCGGTACAATATCAGATGTTGCAATAGTTGTAATTTCTACCGGAGCAGCAGGTGCGATACGATCTGGATCTAGTTCTGCAATGTGCCATTGATCGTCGAGATTGCCTGTTCCAGAACCGGCTAGAGAATAGGTCAGATAAGGATTATA